TGGCGGAACAGGTCGGCGAAGGTGAAATTTTTCAAGACGACGGCGAAATGGCCGAGCTTGAAGCTTCGGTAAAGCAGTTGACGGAAGAACCGGAAATCGTGCTTCGCGAGGGGCTTATCACCGATTTTCCGCAGTCGACGAAGGTCATTCCGGACAAGCTTTGCAAGCAGCTCGACGGCTTCGTTGGCGCCCGGCACCTGACGCTGGAATATTCCTACACCTGCGACGAGGTCAAAGAGATCTTCGGCGTCGATCTAACGGACAAATACACGGCCTATTCGTCGAGCAGCGGCACGACGCGCGAAGTCAGTGCCAACGACGTGTTGGACGACGATTACGAGTGGGCACCCGCCGACAAGAAGAAAGACGGCCTCGTCTGCGTCTGGAAGCACTACGACAAGCCGTCCGGTCTCGTCTATTACATGGCCGACGGATACAACGGCTTTCTCCGTGAGCCGGCGGCACCTGACGTCTTCGTCGAGGATTTCTGGCCGGTCTACGCTCTAACATTCAACGCTGTCGAAAGTGAAAAAGAGCTCTTCCCGCCGTCCGACGTCTCGCTGTTGCTCGATATGCAGCGCGAATATAACCGTTCTCGCCAGGGTCTGCGCGAGCACCGCGAAGCGGCCCGCCCCCGGTGGGTATATGCGAACGGCATGTTCGAAGACGAAGAGGATCCGCTAGCGCTGAAGAAGCTACGCGCGTTCGAAGCGCTCGGCTTGAACATCGATCCGCAGTCGAAAATCGCCGAGATATTCCAAGTCTTCCCGACGCCCGGCGTCGACCCGAACCTGTACGAAACCGGCCAGACTTTCACCGACATGCAGCTTGTCGGCGGTGCGCAGGAAGCCAACTATGGCGGCGTCGCCAAGGCCACGGCCACGGAAAGCGCAATTGCCGCCAACGCGACGAATGCTTCGGACAGCTCGTCGATCGACGATCTCGACAGTTTCCTCACAGTGATCGCCCGCGCATCCGGCCAGATCCTGCAGAAGAACATGTCGAAGGAAAAGGTAACGGAGCTCGTCGGCCCTGGGGCGGTATGGCTCGATCTGTCGCTGGCGGAAGTGGCTGGCGAAACGTATCTTGAGGTAGAGGCCGGCTCAACGGGCAAGCCGAACCAGGCCGTCGAAGTCGCCAACATGCAGCGCCTGTTGCCGCTTCTCATCCAAATTCCGGGCATCGAGCCGACATGGCTCGCCAAGGAAGTCATTCGCCGCATGGACGATCGTCTGGACCTGAACGAGGCGATCGCCGCCGGCATCCCGTCGATCATCGCCATGAACCAGCAGAAACAGGCAGTGGCCGCCGACCCGCAGAACGACCCGAACAATCAGGGCGCCGCGGGGGCGAATAACGCCAAGCGGCCGGAGAAGCCGGCGGGCACTGACGCGGCGTTTGGATCGAACCAGACCGACCCCACGCCTGCGATGATGGCCTAACCATGACCTTGTTGTCGGTTTTGTCGGGGATGACTTGCGACAAAGCCGGACATGCAGTAAATGTAACGCTGTAACAAAGGAGCTTTTATGCCCTCTCTGGACGATCAAATCGAGGACATGGACCCGTCCAACATGTCCGACCTGGACGATACGTCAGTAGTCAAGGAAAACTTGACGCCTGCCGAACCTGCGGTTTCGTCTCCCGCGACAGGCGAAGATGACAACGATCTCCTTTCCGTCGTTCGCGACGTGGTCAAGGACCGTAAAGTCGTCGACCCGGCCTCGCCAGCCGAAGGCGATGAAATTCAAGGTCAGGCAGCGGGCGATCCGAAGAAGCAGGACGACGAGAACTATTCGGACGTTCCCTTCAATAAGCACCCCCGTTTCCAACAGCTGCTTCGAAAGGCGAAGGCCAACGAGCAGGATGCAGGCCGCTATCAGAACGTCGAGCGTTTCCTGTTCGACGCGGGACTTTCGCCAGATGAAGCCTACGATGGTCTGACCATCATGGGCCTCGCAAAGACGAACCCCGCGGAAGCATGGAAGCAGATCCGGCCCTGGCTGGAAAAGCTTGTCGTTGCTGCCGGCGAGGTCATTCCTGAAGACCTGCGCGAGCGCGTCACCAAGGGCGAGCTTACACAGGACGCAGCCCACGAGATCAGCAAAGCCCGCGCGACGGCCTCGTCGTTGCAGGCCGCGCAGACCTTCCGGCAGCAGCAGGAAGAACGCCGCCAGCAGACGTCAAACGCCACAGCGGTGACGCAAGCGGCCGCCGATTGGGAAGCCGATCGAATGGCAAAAGACCCGAATTTCGCAGCCAAGCAACCCGCCATCATGAAGGAAGTCGTTTTCCTTCAGCGGACGGAAGGAATGCCGACGACGCCGCAAGGCGTGCTGGACATGCTGAAGAAGGCTTACAAGACCGTCAACGAAAGTCTGAAGCCGACGCCAGCACCGGTAATTCGTCAGCAGAACCCCCGTCCTGTGACCGGCGGACAAGTCGCAGGAAATCAACGCCCGGCGCCGGGTGGCAAGGAAATGTCGACGCTCGACATTGTCCGAGCGAACCGCCGGACGGGCTGACGAAACAAAGGTCCGATAAATGGCTTTTACAGCTGACGAACTCGAAACAATCAACAACTCGACGCTCGAAAACTACATCGACAAAGGCAAGGTCTGGAAGCAGAACGTTGCCAACAAGCCGATGCTGAAGGCGTTCAATGATGGCGCCGGTTCCTTCTCCGGCGGCAAGGAATACGTCTCTTACGCGGTCAAGTCCGGTCAGGGCGGTGGCGCGCTGCAGGGCTATACCGGTGACGACCAGGTCGCCTACTACAACCCGACCGGCACGAAGCGCGCCCGCGTTCCGTGGAAGGAACATCACATCGGTATGGTCATCACCCATACCGAGCTGAAGACCGACGGTATCGAAGTCATTGAAGACGGTGCCGATCAGTCGACGAGCCCGATCGATAGCCGCGAGGAATTCGCGCTCGCCAACCTGCTCGACGAAAAGAACGACACGCTCGGCGAAGACTACGCCTTTTCGCTCGACCGCCTCGTTCATGGCGACGGTTCCAGCGATCCGAAGGCCATCGCCGGTGTTCAGTCGATCGTCCTCGACAATCCGGGCGTCGGTTCGACCTTCGGCCTTGGCCGTGTCGCAAACCCCTGGTGGCGTAACCGCGCTGCAACGGCCGCCTACGGCGGTGCCGGCGGTCAGGGCGCGATCACGTCCGCTACTACCAACGGCGGCGCGCTGATCGAATTCCTCGAAAAGGAATGGCTGCTGCTGTCCAAGTATCGCAACGGTTCGACCAAGTACCGCATTTTCGCCGGTTCCGACTGGCGTGCTGCCTACATGCGCGAACTGCGTGCGAACGGCAACTACTCCATGACCGGCTGGCAGGGCCAGAGCAACGCCGACGGCGGCATGGACGATCCGAAGTGGAAGGGCACCCCGATCGAGTGGGACCCGACGCTCGACGATCTCGGGCTGTCGAAGCGCGCCTATATCCTCGATATGGGCCGTACCGGTCTTCGCCTGCTGTATCTCAACGGCAAGCGCATGAAGAAGCATCAGCCGGCCCGTCCGTATGATCGCTACGTCATGTACAACGGTATCACCACGACCGCCGTCATGGTCGCCAAGCAGCTCAACACGTCCGGCGTGTATGATATTGCGTAACGCATGAGGCCGACAAACAGGCGTTTCGGCGCCTGTTTTTGCTCTCGTTAACAGATCAAGGAACACGAAAATGGGTGCAATCGCTAATAAGCTGCATCAGATGGTCGCGGACGTAGCCAACGGCGCAACGTTCACGACCGCCTATCCGACCGGTACGACGCAGGCTTCGCTTCTGAATACGACCGGCGGTCAGCTGATCTACAACCAGGACAAATACCCGCAGGCGCCATCCGGCGCAGGTACGGTCGCGTTCTCGTTCGGTGCGTCGAACATCACGATCACCAACAACACCGGCCAGACGCTTCCGGCAGGCTCGAATATCCGTCTTAGCTTCGGCAAGACCGATCGTAAGGGCAGCTACAATGTGGGCGTTCCGGGCGCCGCTCCAACTTCTCTGACCGCAGCCACAGGCACGGCCAGCGATACGATCGCCGACGTCGGCGCCTCTTTCAGCCAGACGACCTTGAACAACAACTTCAAGTCCCTGTCTGACAAGATCAACACTCTGATCGCGAACGTCAGCGGCAACCAGGCCGCCTCCTAAGTGCCGGGGCTCCGGCCCCGTCGCTCTCATCTTCAAACCGGCAAGGGAGAATTCCAATGCAAATTGCAAGCATTCTGCTCAATATCGGCGGTGACGCCGGTCAACAGGTCCCGAAGTACAACGTCACACCTTCGGAAGTGGCCGTTCTCCGTATTCTTCACGGCGATGACGCGGTCAACGATATCGAAGTCACCGGTGATGAAAAACGGTCGTCCAAGGCCGAACGCGAACGCCTCATGCAGATCTACGCGCAGCCACAGCCCGACGGCTCTCGCCGCTCTCCGGCGATCGACATGCTGTTTCCCGGCGTCGCCGCCCGCCTGTTCGAAACGTTCGACGAAATGGAGCTCGATGAAGTTCATTTCAAGACCGACAGCGCGCGCGCAACGGAGCGCCGCGTCGCTTCGAAAGACCCGCTGGATCATGACGGCAACGGTCGCAAGGGCGGTTCCGTTCCTGCGGCGAATACCGCCGAACCGACCGTTGAAACGGAGCCGGCAAAGAGCCTCGACGACATGACCGTCGCCGAGTTGAAGGAACACGCTTCGAACGAGGGTATCGATCTAGGCGACGCGACCAAGAAGGCCGATATCCTGGCAGCGATCCAGCTGGCCGAAGAGCAGCGCCGGCAGGATGCCGAAGCCGACGAGAACGACGGCATCGAAGGTCTGAACGACGGTCAGGGCGGCGAAAACCTCTTCAACTAAGGTTATCTGAAATGGCGCGCGGCACGACGCTTGTAAAACTGCTGGACATGTATCGTGCCGAGTGCCGGCTGTCGTTCAATCCTGCGCATAACAACCAGGATCGCGACCGCCAGGTGCAGCATATCCAACGCGTTCAGGAGTGGCTGTGGGATGACTACGCATGGCCGCTTCTGCGCGTAGAGCGCAAATTCCTTTGCGCGAACGGGCAACGTTATTACGACATGCCCAACGATCTTGACATCGACCGGATCACGAAGATGGAAATCTTTCACGATCAGGCCTATTGCCCGCTAAAGGCAGGCATCGATGCGCAGCATTACACAGCCTATAACAGCGATCTCGACGAGCGGCAGTGGCCACCGCAGCGCTGGAAGATCAGCGAGGACGAGCAAGTCGAGCTCTGGCCCATTCCGGACGCCGACGGAGATGCGACGTCACTCGATGGTCAGGTCAAGATTACAGGTGTCAAGAAGTTGAGCCCGCTGGTCGACGATGACGACCGCGCCGATCTCGACGACCGCCTTATCATCCTGTTTTGCGCCTCCGAATATCTCGCCAGCAAGGGCGACAAAGGGGCCGACCTCAAACTGAACCAGGCTAACAAGCGCTATTCCCGTCTGCGCGGCGAGCAGCAGCCCCGGCGCGTCTTCCGGCTGTTCGGTAACGGCTACCCCGATCGTCCGGTCGAACGCGTGCCGATCGCCGTCTACAACAAGACGAGCTGACAGATGGGTAGCATATGGGTAAGAGAATTCACGGGCGGCCTCGATACCCGCCGTTTGCCGGAAACGACGTCCGGCGGCGTGCTGATCCGGGCATTGAACGGCCACATTTCCCGCGGCGGCGAATTCGAAAAGCGCGCAGCTTTCGTCAACGAATATACACTTCCTGTCGGAACGGTTGGCATGGCCGCCGCGCCGAACAGCCTTTACGTCTTTGGTAGCGCCGCCGCACCCGTAATGCCTTCCGGCGTGCTCTATCAACGCTTGCAACATTCGAACGGCACGACGGCCCTCGTCAATATCCTGTCCGTCGATCTCTATGCCGGCAAACTCTATGTCGTCGGCGAGTTTCAGGACGGCGCCATTTTTCATTTCTACGACGGCACCCGCGTCACCGATTGGTACGATGGCCGTGCTCGCGCGTCGTTCACGGTCGTCAATGGCGTCGGTGGCGGTTCGCCGTCGACGATGTCCTCCATTCAGGTAAACGGCGTCTCGATCATGAGCGGGGCCGTCGCCTGGCCGGGCAACGCCGAAGCGATGGCAACGGCCATTGCCGCCGCGATCAACGGCGCCACGACGTCTCCTGATTATACCGCCGTCGCGTCCGGCACGATCGTCAGCATTGTTGCCGCAACGCCTGGCGCTGCGCCGAACGGTTTCGCCGTCACGTTCAACAGCATCAACAGCCTTGTGATCGATCCGGCGACCGGCTTGCAGATGGCGAACGGTTCGGATGCGACAGCGACCTATCAGCCCGGCCCCTTCGTCAAGACGATCGGCAAGAAAGTCTACGCGGTTTCCGGGCCAAACATGCACTTTTCTGGCGTCGCTGCGCCGACGAAGTGGACGACCAGCACGGTCGGCGCCGGCTTCATCGACATGTCGACGGAAGCCTCCGGCTCGGAAGAACTCGTCGCGCTGGCGAAATATCAGAACCAGGTGGCCGTCTTTGCGGAACGTCTCGTTCAGATCTGGTATACGGACCCGGACCCTTCGTTGAACCGTCAGAGCCAGGTGCTTAACAACACGGGCACGATCAGCCCGCGCAGCGTCACGCAATTCGGCGACAACGATCTATTCTATCTCGACGAAAGTGGCCTGCGTTCGTTGCGTGCTCGCGACAGTTCCAACGCTGCTGCGACGACCGATATCGGCGTTCCCGTCGACACGCTTGTCGTCGAGAAGCTGAACGAGCTTGATATCGAAGCGCGGCAGAAGATTATCGGCCTGATCGAGCCGCGCGATGGTCGCTTCTGGCTCATCATCGACGACACTATTTTCGTGTTCTCGTTCTTCAACGGGGCCAAGGTCAGCGCCTGGTCGACCTATACGGCCAGCGTCAACGACGGCACGACGGAAACAGTGTTTTCGATTGACGACGCCGTCGTGTTCCGTCGCCGCGTCTATATCCGCACCGGCGACAAGATCATGTCGTTCGGTGGACGCGGAAATGAAGTCCAGTACGATGACACGGTGGCCGAAGCATGGCTCCCATATCTCGATGCCGATGCGCCGACCCGCGAGAAGAATTTTACGGGCGTCGACGCGGCTGTGCGAGGCGTATGGCAGATCGCCGCCGCCATGCAGCCGACCGATCTGACCGCAGAAGACCAAGTCGCCGTCGTTACCGAAACGACCTTCAACCACGATGGAATTCCCGGCATCGGCGACGCGACGCACCTGTCGTTGCGTTTCCGCAGCAGCGGTTCCGAATACGCGAAGCTCGCATCGGCCGTCATTCACTACGAGGGCGATCTTAATGAGGACTGAGAACGCGACGCCTGAAGCAGTTCGCCACGTCGCTACGAATATGCGCGAACGCGATTTTGCCGAGTTTTCGGCCGTTTCCTATGCCGAGACGCGCTTCGAGCTGGCCGAAGTATTGACCGCGCGCTACGGCGACAGCGCGGACGTGCATATCGGCTATCAGGGCACGGAACCGGTGTGCGTGGGTGGAACGGTCATGGCGCGCCCGAACGTGATCAGTCTGTTGTTTTTCGCGACCGACAGGTTCCCCGAAATCATACTGCCGGCGACACGCTATATCAAAAAACAGCTCTTGCCGCGGCTGATAGAGGCCGGCGTTCATCGCATAGAGGCCGTGTCTATGGTCGAACACAAGGACGCGCACGCATGGCTGCGGACGCTCGGTCTTCGCAAGGAGACGGGGCCGTTGCACGGGTATGGCAAGAACGGCGAAACCTTCATTCAATTTGCATGGAGCCAGTATGTTTGTGCGTTTGGCTCTTGAAGAGGACATTCCGGCGATCGTCGATCTGGCGCGCATGAACTGCGCGATATCGACGCCGCATCTGACTTTTTCGGAAGAGCGCGTAGTCGAGACGTGCCGCGGTTATCTGGATCACGGTGACTGCACGATGTTCGTCGCAGAGCATCAGCGCCAGGTTGTCGGTTTGTTGGTTGCGACGATCAACAGCTACCGACACGCCACTGGACTTTACACCACGCAAGAGGTAATTTTCGTCCATCCCGCGTTTCACGGCAGTCGCGCCGCCGTACTCCTGGTCAAAGAACTCATCCGCTGGAGCGAAATGCTCGGTGCGATCGAGATCACCGGGGGGAATGACAACTCGTATAAGTCCGACCGAACCGCAAGGTTCCTAGAGCACTTCGGATTTGAGCAAGTCGGCTTTTTCATGCGGCGGATGATGAAAAATGGGTAAAAAGGGCGGCGGTAGCGAAGCCAAGCAGGCGCGAGCCGACGAACAGGCTCGGCAAGACAAGATCCGTGGCGGTACGACGCGCGTCAATTCGATCTTCGATAGCCAGTTCACACCGGACTATTTCAACAAGCAGCAACAGAATTACCTCGATTATGCGACGCCGCAGCTGGAAGACCAGCGCGACAAAGCATCGAAGGAATTGACGTTTGCGCTTGCCCGCGCCGGTCTGACGGACAGTTCCGTCCGCGCCGACAAGGAAGCCGAGCTGCAGAAGCAGTACGATCTGAACAAGCAGCAGATCGCCGACGAAGCGCTGTCCTACAAGGGCAAAGCGCAGTCGTCCGTCGAAGACGCCCGCGCAAACCTGATTTCGACACTGAACGCCACCGGCGACGCGGAAGGGGCCGCCAATTCGGCAATAAGTCGATCGGCCACGTTGTCGCAGCCGGCGGCTTACAGCCCGCTTGCGGACCTGTTCGCGAACTTCACGGCCGGGCTCGGCACGCAGGCCGCGCTTGAAAAGGCCAATATGTATTCCGGCGGTCAGACACCGGTGCGGTATTCGACCGGTCTGTTCGGGCCGAGCTCCGGCTCGGTCAAGGTTTCATAAGGAGATACGACAACGTGTGATCCATTAACCATAGCTGGTGTCGCTCTCTCCGGTCTCTCAACCGGCCTCAATGCCGCAGCCGCCGGCAAGGTTCAGCGCGCCCGCGATGACGCTATGGCCGCCGAGCGCATTCGCCAGCAAGGATTGGACCAGCAGGCCGATACGATTAATGCGCAGTCGCAGGACCGCTACCAGAACTTTGAAGGCCAGCAGGCCGACAAGGCGGCCTCGCTCGCGGATTATTTCACCGGTCAGGAAGTTACGCCGCCGACCGAAGAAGCGGCCTTGCCGACATCGTCGAACAATCTCGTCGTGCGGGAAGCGAACAAGCAGAAGGCCGAAGCAAAGTCGTTCACGGACAAGACCGGTACGGCGCTCGGTTCGCTGCGGTCGTTCGGCGATCTGCTCGGCGATACGAGCCGGCTGCAGGCGCGGGACGCCGGCGCTATCGGCCAGATCGGCGGCTTCAAGCGCGGCTCGTCGAATGTGCTCGGCTACGAGCTGGAAGACGCCAATAGCGCAGGCAACGGCATGAAGCTATTCGGCGATCTGGCGGGTGGCTTTGGCGGCCTGGCGCTGAATGCCGGTCTTTCCGGCGGCACGCTATCCAGCCTGTTCGGTGGCGCCAAGGGCGTTCCGAAGGCTGGCGCCGTAATTCCCGTTCCGACAGCACGTCCGAACCCCTATAACCTCTATGGAGGCGGCTAATGCCAGTCGTCGGAAATCGCTACTATAACGATCCGCAGATCGGCCAGGCGTTCAGCAATCTCGCCTCCGTATTTGCGCCGCCGAGCGGCAGCGATCTTGCGGGATATGCAGCGGCCGGTGCCAAGAAGGCCGAAGCGCAGCGGTTGGCCGATCTGTTCAACTATGCGCAATCGCCGGAATTCAACCAGTCGACATTCGATAGGCTCGGCCAGGCCTCCGGCCAGTGGTCGCCGTCGAACGGATACTATGGCGTTGACGTCGGTGCCAGGACGTCGCGCGAGAACAACGCAGCCGACAATGCGCGTGCCCTGCAGGCGAATGCCGCGGATAACGCCCGTGCGCTGGAACAGACGAAGCTGACGAACACGAAGGATATCACGACGTCTATGCTGGCGCCAGTCGGGCAGGGTGCCACCCGCATTGTCCCGCCGTCGATCGCCAGCATGTTCGGCGTGCCCGAAACGCAGGTCGGTGTCATCAACGCCGGGCAGGGCGACACGGTCGTCACACCCGATGGACGTACGATAATGGGCGCACCCAAGCAGTTGACGGATAGCGAGGTCAAGGGCCTGATCCTGCAGGGCTTGCCGCAGAACGACCAGCGCAACGCGGCGCTCGCCGGCGTTGACGTCGAGCAAACGCTCGGCCCGGACGGCAAGCCGATCTATGTCAACCGCCCCGAAGCGGCCGGCAAAACGGCTTACAACAAGCCAACCGCTGACAGCGCCACGGAATTGACGAAGCTTATGGCCGAGCGCGACGCACTGGCGCCGGACGATCCAAACCGTCAGGCCTATGACGCCCGCATCGCTGCGCTCGGTCGCGGTCAGCAGCAGTCGGCTTACGACAAGGGCCTCGACGAGGATCTCAACAAGCTGAACACGAGCATTTTCGACAACGCCAAGTCGGCCTATGCCGAGCGCGGGCTTTACCAGACCGTGCTTGCGGCCGTGAACAACCCGAACGTCGATCAAGGCACGATGGCGAATGCCACGCTCGGCCTGCGCAAGGCGTTGAACGCGTTCGGGGTAAACGCCGGCAATACGGCCCCCGCCGAACTCCTGAACGCTCTCGGCGGTCAGATTTCGCTGAAGCTGCGCAATCAGGACGGGGCCAACATGCCGGGCGCAATGTCCGACGCAGACCGCGAATTCCTGAAAAGCATGTCCGTTTCGCTCGGCAACTCGCCGGACGCGAACCGCCTTCTCGCGCAATACTATCTTGGCATTCAGCAGCGCGCGGTCGATCTCAACGACCTGCGACAGGCCTATGTTGCCAAGAAAGGCCGTGTCGACGAAGGCTTCCGCTCGGAAATGGCGAATTACCTGCGTACCGCAGATCCGACCGTGCAGCTCCGCAATGAGTTGGCCGGTTCCGGTTCGCCGGCGCCCGCAGCCGCGCCCGCTCCAGCGGCAAACACACCGGCCGGCGCGCCGGCAGTCGGCGCTGTCGAAGACGGCTACCGCTTCAAAGGCGGCAATCCGAGCGATCCGGCCAATTGGGAGCAAGTTCGCTGATGGCAGGACCGTGGGAACGCTACGTTACAAGTGAAGCGTCCGGAACGCCTTCAGCAGGTCCGTGGGCTAAGTATACAGCTCCGGCTCCTGTGGCCGCGCCCGCTTCCGGCTACGTGCAGCCCGAACCGCCGCCCGGCGAGATTATCCACGGCAAAGACCGGTCGTATATCTCCGATCATCCTGAGATCAACACGACACGGCCGACGGATGATCCGACGGGACGCGATACGGCCGTCACGATGGACGCGCTTCGTCAGCGTGGCGAAAACGCCGACAGTATCGTTGACAACGTGCTGCGCAAGGAAGCGCCGCTCGGTCAGGGCTATACGTTCGGCCTTGCTGACGAGCTCGTATCGGCGATCGTCGGTGGCGCTAACAAGGTCATGGGCGGCGATTTCAGCGACAGCTTTTCCCGCGCGCAGGAACTGCAGCGCCAGGAACGCGACCGTCAGCGCGAGGAACACCCGATCGGGACCGTCGCGACGGAAATCTTGGGCGGCCTCGGCTCCGGTATCAGCCTGGCAAAGAACGGCGTGACGCTGGTCGGGCGCATGGCAAACGAAGGCGTGCGCAATCTTGTGCCTCGCGCCGCTGCGGGCGCCGTCGAGGGCGCCACTTACGGCGGTATTTCCGGTTTGTTCGGCGCAGACGGCGGCATCAAGGAACGCGTCGGTCAGGCAGTCGATAACCTGCCGCTCGGCGCAGTGCTCGGCGCAGCGGCCGTTCCGGCGACCGATCTGGTACGCGCCATATTCGGCCGTGTCGCTCCTATCTTCACGCGCAACGCCGAAGACCGCGGCGATGAACTGCTCGTTCGCCGCATGGTTCAAGACGACCAGTCGCCGGAAGCGCTGGCAACGGCCGTCGAAGCAGCGCGGACCGCCGGACAGGGTGAATACCGCGCAGTGGACGCAGCGGGCCGCAACTCGCAGCGCCTGGCAGCGATGGCCGCCAAGACGCCCGGCAGCGCGCGCAACGATATCGTGCAGACGTTGGGCGACCGCCAGGAAGGGCAAGCCGGCCGCGTGCGAACGATGGTTACGGACGCGCTCGGCCAGGCCGACAATGCGTTCCAGACCGAACAGGACATCATCGCTCGGCGTGCCGCCAACGCGGAACCGGCCTACGAGCGTGCTTTTGCCAATCCGCCCCCGCAGGGCGATTTCTACACGGATATGCTCGGCCGGCAGTCGATACAGGAAGCACTGCCCGGCGTTGAGCGCATCGCTGCTGAACGGCAGCTGCCGATCACTGACATGTTTGCGGAAATTCCGAACCCGGTTCCGCAGACGCGTGTCGTTCCGACCGGCCTTGTCGATCCTGCCGGCAATCCGATCACGCGCACGGAAACCGTCAACTCGACAATCCGCGTTCCGACCGCTCGCGGATGGGATGCGATCAAGCGCGAGCTAGATGCACGGGTGAACCAGCTCTATCGGGCAGGCGATACGACGGCAGCAGAGGCCATCAAAGAGACGCGCAACGCACTGCGAACGGCCCTGTCGACGGACGTGCCCGGTTATCGCGAAGCGCTCGGCAATTTCTCCGACAATTCGGCCGCTCTGGAAGCGATCGACGCCGGACGTAATATGGTAACGGCCGGCAATGCGGACGAAGCCCGCGCGGCGTTCAATCAGCTGGAAGGTGGCAGTCAGGATCTGGCGCGTGTCGGTGCTGCCCGCGAGCTGACGGCAAAGATCGACAAGGGCGATTTCGGCCGCGATCGCACCCGTATATTCAATACCCCGGATATGGAAGGGCGCATGCAGACGCTGGCGCAGGATCCGGTCGCTGAAGCGTTGTTCCGCGAACGTATCGGCCGCGAGCAGGACATGGTGCGCGCCGGCAGGGCCGTCACTGGCGGATCGAGCACGTATGAAAACTTCGCGGACGGCGATAGCGTCAACAACGCCGGCGGCGTGTTGGCCGCACTGTTGAGCGGTCAGCCGTTGCGCGCGATTGGCCTTGCTGGTGGCCAGGCGATCGGCGCAATCAGCCGCGCAGCAAGCGGCATGAACGAGGACGTCGCCAACCGCGTCAGCAACTACCTCATGAGCGCCGACCCCGAACAGATCCGTTCGCTGGCCGACCTGTTCCGTCAGGCACAGACACAGGCCTATGCGCCGTCGATCGCACCGGCGGTTATCAGCGCGGGCGCCAACGCGCCGCGTTCGGGAAGCGGGGATAAGCGATAATGGCAGCACCGGCTTTTCTCCAATACGCGAACCAGGGCGCAACGCGCAATCAACCGCTTAGCCCGCAGTTGATCGATGCGTTCGGCCAGTTCCTGCCGCAGATGGGCATCACGGCGCAAGTCTTCTCTGGCGGCCAGCCTACGGCCGCTGAAGGCGGCGGGCGCACCGGTTCCGTGCGCCACGACCACGGCAATGCGGGCGACGTGTTCTTCTTCAAGGATGGCCGAAAGCTCGATTGGGCCAACGCGCAGGATCTGCCGATTTTCGAGGATATCGTCAGGAAGGGCAAAGCGGCTGGCATTACGGGCTTCGGTGCTGGTCCTGGCTACATGCAGCCCGGCAGCATGCATGTCGGTTTTGGGCATCCGGGCGTTTGGGGTGCTGGCGGTTCCGGTCGCAACGCGCCGTCCTGGCTCGTGCAAGCCTTCGGCGGCGTGCCGCAGGGCAAGCCAATGCCGACCTACGATAGCCTTATGACGGCCTCTGCTCCCGCCGGTGCGCCGGCCCCTGTTGGTGGAGCGCCAGCGCCTACGTCCGTGGCGTCGCTATTTCCGACACCGATCTCGGCCGACGCCTTTCAGGGTGCCGTCGGCTTGCCGGGAACGGAGGGGCCGACACTCGGCAATATCGCGCTCCTGTTCGCGCAACAGCAGGCACAGCGCCAGCAGCAAAAGCAGGATGAGGCCGACGCAGAGCAGGAACGGAAACGGGCGCTATTTAGTGCGGACAGTCTTGCGGGGCTGTTTGGCGCGGCTTGAGGCAAGCCGATCTTCGTAGCGGATCGCCCAAGATAGCAACCAGGCTATCGCGCAGGCGATGACGCAGATCACGCCCAATATTCCGAAAAACACTCCAAATGCCGTCGCCAGGATGAACGATCTCCCCGTTCTCAAACGGGAAGATTTCACAATAGCGCCGTTTCGTCAAATTTCAGGCCAGTGCCCAAAACAGTGCCCAAGGTTTTGTATGTCGGTCATCAACATACATCGAGGCAGTTTGGTAGTAGCTTGAAACTAAAGCCTTATTTTTACTGTCGGGTTCATCGTTCGTTGTCGGCCTACAATCTTGGAAAGACTGTCATTCCAAATTTGTATGTTGTTGAACCGACAAGTTTTTCTTTATACTTCAAGCTTTGCAGCAGCGCGTTGTCGGTCGCTGTCTGGTGTGTCGGGTGGAAAATGACGCCCAAACGGGCCACTTTGTGCCCATCTGTGCGCTCATTCTGCGGCCTCCAAAAAGCCAGACGAAATCGAATTAACAGCCGCCCGCAGGCGATCCGGGCAGTGCTTGGCATAGACCTTTTCGACCATCGCCAGCGAGTTGCCGAGAATGCCGGCGATATCATAG